TGGGGCCCATCCGAGGAGGAAACATCCTACTCGGCCACGAACGCCTACACGATGCCCATCTATCCTCTGGCTGACCGTCTGGTCCTCGCCTCGGGCCTCGCCCGTAGCTCCAACGTTCGCAACAGCGTGAGGACCTGATGGGACGCTTCGACAGCGCGATTGCCCTCGCCGCCCGGCTCATACAGAAGAACGGACGGCTGGTGCAGCTCGTGCGTGTCGAGAACGGGCCGCCGCCGGACCCCGACATGCCGTGGCGCCCGGGCGACGCGACGGCGCAGGCGTGGCCAGTCTACGTCGTGTTTCTGAGCTTCCCGGCGACGAGAATAGACGGGACCCAGATCCTGCGCACTGACCTGCAGGGCTACCTCGCCGCCGATGGGCTGCCTATTGAGCCCCAGGTGGACGACATCATCATGGACGGCGATCATTTCTGGGCTATCCAGAACGCGCCGGTGCTCATGCCCAACGAGCAGCGCATCATGTATGAGCTCCAGCTGCGCGAGAAGACGCAGCTGCCGAACACCGTGATCCTGCGCGACATCCTGCGGAGGACGGCGCAGCGATGAGCGACATTGTCGAGGCCACGGACCTCATCTCCAAGATCTTCTTCGACAGATGGAAGGCCGACACGCCGTCCATCATCGGCTATGTCCCTGAGGTCATCTGGGAGAGCGCCCAGATGGACCTGTACAACGGGGCGGCCGGGCCGCCGGGACCACCGCCCGCGCCACCGACCCCGAACAAGGCGTTTGCCCGCTTCATCATCCGCCACGTCAACGGCCAGCAGCGCTCGCTCAGCGAGCCCGGCGGCCGGCGCTTCAACCACTACGGCGTGGTCATCGTCCAGACCCTCACCCCGATGAGCGCCGGCCGGAACAGCCTCGTGGCCCAGCGTCTCGCGCAGGTCGCCTTGTCTGCTTTCCAGGGACGAGCTATAAGGGATGTATGGTTCAGGAACGTGCGCTACACTGAGATTGGTCGAGACGGTCTGTTCTACCAGATCAACGTCATGGCCGATTTTGAGCGCACAGAGATCGCGTGACAGGAGGCCGTTATGGCTCAGGTCAAGAAGATTGACTCCAACTTCACCGGCCTTCGCTACGCGGAGGAAGCTAGTCCCGGCGTGCTGCCTCCGACGCCCGTTTGGATCCCTCTGGAGCCGAACAGCTATGACGACTTCGGCGGTGAGGTGACCACGGTCGCCCGTAACCCCATCAATCCCTCTCGCCAGCGCAAGAAGGGCGTGGTGGTGGACCTGGAGGCGACCGCCGGCTTTGAGCAGGATCTGACGCAGGAGAACCTGCAGGATTTGCTCCAGGGCTTCATGTTCGCCGACATGCGGCGCAAGAACGAGCTGCCGTCCACCGACACCACCACCTCGGCCTACACCGTGGCCAGCGGAGGCGACGGCTACGTGGCTGGCGATCTGCTGTTTGCCAAGGGCTTCGACGAGCCCACCAACAACGGTCTCAAGCACGTCGACAGCGGCGGCTCGGCCACCACCATCCCGGTCACCGAGACCCTGGTGGCCAGCAGCGGCCAGAACGGTACCGTGGTGCGCGTGGGCTTCCAGTTCGACGCCGGCGACGCGGAGATCAGCGCCCCTGGCGGCGGCGTCCTCCCGCGTCTGACGACCACGGTGAAGGATTGTGAGGACTTCGGTCTCATTCCTGGCGAATGGATCTACATCGGCGGCGACCTCGCCGTTGAGTCGTTTAACACTCCTGGCAACAACGGCTTCGTTCGCGTCAAGTCCGTGAGCCAGAATGAGATTGTCTTCGACAAGTCCCAGGGGACCATGGCTGACGAGGCCGGCGGATCGAAGACCATCAAGATCTTCTTCGGCCGCGTGCTCAAGAACGAGACGGGCTCCCTGATCAAGCGNCGGACCTACCAGTTTGAGCGGACCCTCGGGGCTCCCGACGACGCCAACCCCGGCGACCTCCAGGCTGAGTACATCACCAACTGCATCGCCAGCGAGTTCACGCTGAACATGCAGACGGGTGAAATCCTGACCACTGAGATGTCGTTTCTCGCCGGCCAGCATGAGACGCGCACGGCCGCCCAGGGCCTCAAGGCCGGCACCCGGCCGCAGATCGCCGAGGCGGACGCCTTCAACGCGGCGAATGACGTGGCGCGGATCAACCTCAGCGTGATCGATCCGACGACCTCGACGCCCTCCAACCTGTTCGCGTACATCCAGGAGGGCTCGATCAGCATCAATAACAACCTCAGCTACAACAAGGCTGTGTCGGTGCTGGGCGCGTTCGATGTCACAGCTGGCACCTTCGAGGTGAGCGGCGAGCTCACGGCCTACTTCACCAATGTTGAGGCGATCCAGGCTGTCCAGGACAACGCCGACGTGACCTTTGATTTGCATCTGGTCAAGGCGAACGCGGGCATCAGCATCGACTTCCCGCTGCTGTCCCTGGGCGACGGCCTCGCCAACGTGGAGCAGGACGAGGCTGTCACGCTGCCGCTGGAGCTGCAGGCGGCGACTGGCGCCAAGTACGATCCGAACATGGATCACACCATGCTCTGGGTCTTCTACGACTACCTGCCCAACCGCGCCGACACCTGACGAGAGAGGGCGGGGTGAGCGGCCCCCCGCCCCCTGCCAAACGAGGAGAGAACCATGAGCTTCTACAAGCAGTTCGGCACCTCTGAGGACCTGGAGGTCAACGGCATCTGGCTCGACTATGGCGACGCCGGCCGCATCAAGATTGCCCGGGCCGGAGGCGCCAACCGCCGCTTCGCGACCGTGCTGGAGCGCAAGACACGTCCCTATCGCCGGGCGCTGGACAACGGCACCATCGACCCGAAGGTCATCGAGCGCGTGATGGCCGAGGTGTTCGCTGAGACGGTCATCCTCGGCTGGGAAGACGTCNTTGGNCGCGACGGGGAGCCGCCTTCCCTACACGTTCGACAACGTGGTGCAGCTGCTTCTGGACCTCCCCGACCTGTTCCTGGACATCCAGGCCCAGGCCCAGCGTGCCGCGCTGTTCCTCCAGGCCAATCTGGAGGCNGCCGCAAAAAACTGACTGAGTGCCTGCTCTACGAGCTGGAGCAGGCTCCGGTTGAGCGTCAGGTGCTGGAGGAGTGCCGCCGCAGCGGTGCTCCGATCCCGCCGAAGTTCGCCAATCCCCCGGTTCTCGGAACCGGGCTGGCGCTCTGGATGATACTCTTCAACGACCTCCACCGCCAGCGCCGCTTTACCTCTGAGGGCGCTGAGGCTATCTCTATGTTCGATGTCATCCGTTGGTGTCAGTGGAACGGCATCGACGAGGAGGGCACGGACATGGCGATCTTCCTGGTCGGCGAGCTGGACAAGACCTACCTGGGCTGGTTCAACCGGAAGCGCCAGCAGGCGTCAAAGACCCGCGAGCGGCCGGGCCGTCAGAACAGGATGGGGAGGCGCCTCCGTGGCCAGATCGGTTAGCTACACAGCGCGCTTCCAGAACCTCTCCCAGCGCGTCGCGCGAGGTGTTGAGAAGGCGATCCAGGAGGCGTCGCGCGGTGTCCTGGAGAGCGTTGCTCACGGCACCCCTGCGGACACGAGCCGCGCCATCTCCAACTGGACGGTGACGCTGGGCTCCCCGTCGTCGGCCTACCGTGAGCCCTACATTCCCGGCGTCAGGGGGTCCACAAAGAGCCTCAATGCGGAGGCGACCATCCGCGCCGGTCTACCGACCATCATGAGCGCCCGNCTGACTGACGTGGTTTACATCGTCAACAATGCGCCGTATATTATCGAACTGGAGTATGGCAAGTCGTCTCAGGCGCCGAGCGGCTTTGTCCAGCAGGCTCTGGTCGCAGGCGTCACGCGGGTCCGCGCGGCGAAGGTGTTCTGATGGCGATCAATGAGAGCATCATCATCTCTGTCAGGCAGGACGGCGCGCTGCAGGTCCAGCGGGACCTCTCCAACATCGGCGTGGCGGCCGACCGCTCGCGCCAGCAGATTGATGCCCTGACGCGCGCCCTCGGGCTGATCGCCTCTACGCTGGGGGCCCGGCAGCTCATCACGATGTCGGATGCCTTCCAGAACCTGGAGAACCGCATCAAGGCCACGCTGCTGCCCGGCGAGAACGCCGCCAACGTCTTCCGGGACCTCCTGGANGTGGCCAACCGCTCGCGCTCTGATCTGGAGGCGACGGGCAAGATGTACACCCGCCTCGCCCTCCAGGCCGACCGGCTTGGGCTGACTCATGACGACTTGATCCGCGTGGTTGATATCCTCAACAAGACCCTCGTGGTTTCGGGCGCGACCACCGTTGAGGCGAAGAACAGCATGATGCAGTTCTCGCAGGCGCTGGGCGCTGGGCGCCTCAACGGCGATGAGCTCCGGTCTGTCCTGGAAAACAACGCAGTCCTGGCCAAGGCGCTCCAGGTTGAGTTCGGCGCGGCCGGCAAGGAGCTGGTTCAGATGGGCGCCGATGGCCTGCTGTCCATGGACCGCGTGCTCAAGGTTATCAACAACCTTGGCGCGGAGATGGATCGCATCTTTAGCACCATGCCGATGACCATCGGCCAGTCGTTCACGGTGCTGCGCAACAACACCATCGCGTTCATCGGCGAGGCGAACCAGGCGACGGGCGCGGCCCAGTTGCTCAGCCAGACGATCCTGTTCCTCGCCAACAACGTGAACATCCTCGTCCCGGCCGTTGTTGCGCTGGGCGCCGCCTTCCTCGCAGTGCAGGCGTACCAGATCGTGGCCGGCTTCGTCCAGATGATCGTGACCATTGGTCAGCTCACCGTGTCCATCGCCGGCCTCACCGCCGTGATGCTCGCCAATCCTCTGTTCCTCGGGGCGGCGGCGGTCATCGGCGCCGTGGCGACGCTCATCACGCTGTTCGACGGCTGGGGCCCGGTCATGGACGCCGCCGCGCTGGCTGCCCAGACGCTGGCCGGCGCCGTCGCGTGGCTGCTCGACGTGCTGGGCCTCCTCCCCAGCGCCGCGTCCGCCTCTGAGAGCGCAGTCTCTGGTCTGAGCAAGGCAGCCGGGGGCTC